GTTTGAGATTATCAATGCGATCGGCAAACCCGGCACGGCTGACAATGACGCCAATTTCCTGGCGCAGGCTGGCTTGCGCGTTGTGGTTGACCCCTATCTCACGGACGCTAATAACTGGTTCATGATCGACTCCGCGCAGGCTTCCATGCACGCGCTTTGGTTCAATCGCGTCAATCCTGAATTAGCAATTGACCCCTCCGGCGACTTCAATCTGGTCGCAAAATTCAGAGGCTATATGCGCTACTCATTCGGCTGGGACGATTTCCGCTGGATTTACGGGCATAACGTTTCGTAGGAGAAACACATGACAACCTTTGCAGACCAAGTTTACCAACTCGGCGGCGTTCCCGTCGGTGGAGTACTGACGCAGGGGAAAGCCATTTATTGCAAGCCCTCATCGGGGCTTGACAGTAACGATGGTTTATCCCTTGCCAGTGCCGTGAAAACTTTGGTTCGTGCGTTGGCAATCGCAACCGCGAATCAAAATGATGTGGTTTATCTTTTCGCCGAAAGTAATACGGCGGCAAATACAACCGATTACCAGTCCGTAACCTTGGACTGGAATAAAGACTTTGTGCATCTCGTTGGCGTTGGTAGTGGGACAATGATCGGGCAGCGTTCGCGCGTGGCGCTTATCTCCACTTACACAACCGCCTCAAATCTGTTCACTCTCTCGGCTGATGGTTGCTACATTGCCAACATTGAATTTTTCGCGGGCGTGGCTTCGGCTAATCCCCTCGGAGCGATGTTGGTGACTGGACAGCGCAACAAGGTTGAGAATTGTCAAATCAGTGGCGTGGGTGATGCAACGATGGATACCGCCTCTGGGTACTCTCTCAAGATGACAACTCCCGCAGCCGAAAACATTTTCAAGCATTGTTATATCGGCTTGGATACAGTTATTCGCGCAACCTGCAAGCATGAGGTTTGGATTGTCGGCGGCGCGGGTACTGAGATCAAGCGCACCATCTTCGAAGATTGTATGATTGAGTCATACACAAGCGCGACTGATTTCAAACTGGTTGACGCTACCTATATTGACCGTTTCCTGCTTTTGAAAAATTGCACGCTCAACGCGGTTAATGGGATTACGAGCGCAGTTTCTCCGACTGGCGCGATTAAGAACACAACCCCCAACGGGCGCGTGCTCTTGCAGTCCAGCTATGTCTTTGGTTGCGATAACGTAACCACCGCAAACGATAGCGGTACTCTAGTTGCTGGAGCAGCCCCCGCAGTTGATGCTGGCTTGGCTGGGTCAGTTACCATATCCTAATAAGATGGGGCTGGGTAACGTAGTTCACGCCAACCAGCCCCGAAAGGATGAACATGAGCGCAACAGGAATATTAAAAGCAGCTGGCGTAATAGCCAAAACGACACAGACCATCATGGGTGCGGAAATCCCCACAGAAAATATAGAGTGCATCCGCCTATTTATTGATTATGTAAAAGGCGATGAAACTGGCGTGGATGTAATTATGAGCATGCGCCGCACTTCGGGTGGGACTTCATACGTCAATCAAGAGTGGACTTCAACCGGCGGAGTTAATGCCGCTGTCACTGAGAAGATTAGATTAACCGCCTCGGGTAATTACTCATTTTCATGGTTCTACCCATGCGCGGATTATATTTATTTCACGCAAGGCGGCTCGAATAATGACGGCACTCCAACAGGCACAATCGCCGCGTCCTATACGATGGAATAAATGACATTCACTTTTGCAACCAACCTCTCCACAGATTTAGCCTTAGTCCGCTTTCACATTGGCGACACTAATTCAGCGGGCGCGTACCTAGCCGACGAAACCATTACCGCACTTGTGACCTCAGAGGGCAGCGTAGGCGGCGCGGTTGTGGCTTGTATCAAATACATTATTACCCAGCTCTCCCAGCCTGATTTCAGGCTTGATTGGATGTCGGTAAGTAATGCAGAGGCGCGAAAAGGATTTCAAGAATTGCTAAAACAAAAGGCGCAAGAGTTTGGCGTGACCCTTTCGGGCGCGTCCGCCGCCTCTACCATCTCCCTACCGCACAGAGCGGACAGTGAAGAAAATGAGGACGGCGTTTACAGTGACGAAGCCGATTATCTCGGAGGTACGGCGTGAGACCCGCAAGCGATAGATTAGTCGCCCAAGTTCAGGGGCGGCTTGTCAATTCGTTCTATGGCGATACCGCGAACTACATCACGCGCACACAGAGCGGCACGGATACATTCGGGCAACCCACCTACACAGAAACGACTACCGCGATTTCATGCAGCTTTACAGATACAGTAAGCAATGAGTCGTGGAAAAGTTTCGCAGATGTTCAAAACGTGGATGCCGAAATTCGTTTCGCCTCGGTCACTCCCTCGAAAGGTGATGCAATCACTTTGACCGTAAGATTTGACAGCGCCTATACAGACAAGCGTTATCACATCGTAGGAATAAAGGATCGGGGCGCGGTTGGTTATGTTTGTGCGTTGAAGGCGGTGGATTTATGAAAGCCAATGGCGTGAAAGTTACTATCAAAAAAAATAACACTCAAGCAATAATCGCCGCCACGTCAGGCGGTAAACTTGGCAAGGCGGTTCAGGCTGGCGGGTTTATTCTTGAAACTGCTATAAAGATTTCGATGGCGGCCGCTTCGCACGCTGGAATACTTTATAAACGCTCTGGTAAAAAGAAAGCACACCAAGCAAGCGCAGCGGGCGAAACGCCCGCAGTTGCTACGGGCGTTTATATCAATAGCATAATCACTCAATTGGTATCAGAGACACCAACCAGAGCAATGGCGGAAGTCGGTACGAACTCAGTCTATGCTAATCGCCTTGAATTGGGATTTATGGAAACGGACAGCCTTGGAAGAAAATACCAACAAGCCCCGCGTCCACACTTTCGCCCTGCTTATGATAAAAATAAACAGGGTATGCTTAACTCAATACATTATTGGGCAAAGCAAAATCTGGAACAGGCGGCGAAACCGTGACGGTATTGGATGAAAGCCTTTTCAGTTATCTTACTAACTACGCAGGTCTTACCAATCTTATTTCTACTCGCGTTTATCCGTTTCAAATTCCTGAAAGTGTTACTTTTCCGTGTGTCACCTTTCAGAGAATAGACACCCCCCGCGAATTGACACATGACACAAGCGGGATCGGAAGCGACCTGGCTCATCCGCGATTCCAGTTTGACGCATGGGCGGAAACATACTCAAGCGCAAAGGCGATCAATGAACAGATACGCGCCGCGCTGAATGGCAAGACTGGCATGATCGGCTCGCAGGTTGAAACGGCGACGGTGGTCGGAACGATAACAAGCCCCGCAGGCGGCAATGCCTCAGTAATCGTAACCTGTACAGGCGTGACAGGATCGCCCATTACGACAGCGGTAGCAGTCACATTGGGAGATACCGCCTCAGTTGTGGCTGGAAAGATTAGGACGGCTCTTGGCAACGTGGCGAATATCACATCCTTTTTGACAGTCGGCGGGAGCGGGATTTATGTCACTCTCACACGACTGGCAAGCGCAAGCATAGCCAATCTAAATATATCCGTTGCAAATGATACCTGTACTGGATTGACCAACGCAGGCACGAGCGCGAATACAAGTTACACGGTAACAACTATTCAAGCAGGCTTGGTAAACAATGAGACACCGACATTCGAGCCTGAGACAAAATTATTTAGATGTATGAGTGATTTTTTTATCTGGCACAACGACTAAACAGTTAGAAAGCCCGAAAGGGTAAAGAGGATACATGGCAAAACAAGCAGCATTTGGTACGGTTCTAAACATGGGCGCAGGTGATGTACAAATCGAAACCGCGACCATAGTCGGCACGATCTCCAACCCCGGCGATATAAATGTCGTCATTACGGCGGCAGGCATGACGGGAAGTCCATTGACTTTAGTTATCACGGTTGCAAATGGTAACGCTTCCACAGTCGCAACGACTGTGCGGGCGTTTATTGTCTCAGACGCAACCGCCGCGCCAGTCCGCGCAATGTTTGACGTAAGCGGAGCGACCGACAAAGTTATCTTGACCCGTAAAATTCCAATGGCAGATGACGCGACTTTGAATATAGCCTCAGACACAGGGACAGCAACAGGCTTGACCACAACCGCCACAAGCGCGAACACGCACGCGGGCGAGACCCTTGCCCCAGTCGCTTATATTCAGTCGCTTGGCGGCCCCGGACTTGGCTTAGACACCGAGGACGTAACTACCCATGACAGTACGGGAGCGTTTGAGGAAGTAGTTGGTACGATACTCAGAACCGGCGATTTATCCGTTGACATTGTGTACGATCCGAACGCGGCAAGCCATGACGCGACGACAGGACTTGTATCAATGATGGAAGCAAGATTGCCCGTTGGATTTTCGATGGTGTTTCCTGATACGACTGAATGGGCTTTTGCGGCTTACGTTACAGGCTTCGAGCCTTCATCACCCCATGACGGGGCTTTAACTGCGGCGGTCAAGATGAAACTGACCGGCGCTCCAATTTTGGAATAGGAGAATAATATGGCTAAGTATGCGGCTTTTGGAACTTTACTAAAACGCGCTGGCACAACTATTGCGAACGTTCAAAGCATCTCAGGGCCCGGACTCGCTCTGGATACCGAAGATGTAACTACCCATGACTCAACAGGCGCGTGGGAAGAGGTTGTAGGAACAATCTTACGCTCTGGCGAAATCTCGCTTGACATTGTATATGACCCGAATACAGCGACCCATAAGAACGCGTCGGGCGGATTGCTGGCTGATTTGATTTCAAGAACTCAGGTTGCCTATACCCTGGTATTCCCTTCAACTGCTACGGTTACATGGTCATTCAATGCCCTTGTGACTGGATTCGAGCCTTCCGCCCCGCATGATGGCGCATTGACCGCCGCTGTCAAGATGAAAATTAATGGCCAACCGACTTTAGTCTAATGACTAGAAAGAAAAATATAATGCTAACTAAAAAAGCGATCTTAGAAGCGCAAGACCTGAAAACCGAATTAGTCCCTGTCCCTGAATGGGGCGGGGATGTCAACGTCAAAGGAATGACGGGCGCAGACCGTGATAAATTTGAAGCGTCAATCGTACAGACACGCGGCAAAGATCAAACATTGAACATGGTAAACATCCGCGCCAAACTCGCAAGCATGACGATTTGTGATGAGAAGGGCGAGAAGTTATTCACCGACGCGGACATTGTAAAACTTTCGATGAAGTCCGCCGCAGCCCTTCAACGTATCTTCGCAGTCGCCCAAAGGTTATCGGGAATTGGTGATGAGGATGTCAAGGAACTGGCAGAGGGTCTAAAAGAGAACCCTTTAGAAGATTCTGCTTTAGACTCGCCCTCAAGTTAGGGTGTACGGTTGATGAGTTACTTCAAAGGATTTCATCCCACGAGCTTACTGAGTGGCTGGCGTTTAGCACATTGGAGCCGTTCGGCGTGGAAGTCGATTTTATGGGTCACGCTATTACAGCGTCAACGGTTGCGAATCGCCACAGAAACAAGAACGAAAAAGCGCACAGTATAGAGGATTTTATGCCAAAGTTTGAACAAGCAGATCAGACACCAGACCAGATGATACAAACAGCGGCTTTAATGACCGCTGCTCTGGGCGGCTCTGATTTAAGGGAGGATGAATAATGGCAGGCAATACACTAATGACCTTGTTGGTATCTCTTGGCTTGGACAGCGGGAAATTTCAAAAGGGAATTGGCGATGCTGAAAAGCAGGTACTTTCATTTTCCCAAAAAATGACAGGCGTTGGTCAGTCAATGCAGAGGATCGGCGGAATGATGACGCTCGGCTTAACTCTGCCGATTGTCGCTTTTGGCGCGGCTTCGGTAAAGTCTGCAATGGAAAGTGAAGCGGCAATTGCAGACCTTGAAGCCGTAATAAAATCAACAGGGGGAACGGCGGGGGTAACATCTAAAGAAGTGCAAGACCTAGCCAATAATATGCAAAAACTCACGAAGTTCAGTGATGAGGAGGTAATCTCAGGCTCTGCGATGTTATTGACTTTTACCAATATCGGCAAAGATGTATTCCCCGATGCAACACAAGCAACCGCAGACATGGCGCAAAAGTTTGGAATGGATATGCCGCAAGCGGCAATCACTTTGGGTAAGGCACTCAATGACCCAATCGCGGGCGTAACTGCTTTGCGTAGAATTGGCGTGCAATTGACAGATCAGCAGGAAGCGCAGATAGAATCATTTATTGCGGTGGGTGATATTGCGTCCGCTCAAAGAATTATCCTCGGAGAATTGAAAACTGAGATCGGCGGAGTGGCGGAGGCTTTCGGTAAAACGTCCGGCGGGCAAATGGCTATATTTATGAACAAGCTGGATAACATGAAAGAAGTTATTGGCGCGGCTCTTATCCCCTCCCTGATTCGTTTCATGGACGCGATTACCCCTATGATAGTTGCATTTACAAACGCCCCGCCTGCTATTCAAAATACGGTAATAGGTTTATTGGCTTTACTCGCGGCGGCTGGGCCCCTCATCTCTGTGTTGGGAACTCTGATGACAGTTATCGGCGCTTTCAGCACGGGCGGGGCTTTGGCTGGCGTAGGTGCGGCGGCAGCGGCGGCGGGTGCTGGAATATTAGCGGCATTGCTCCCCTTGCTTCCTGTACTGGCTTTGATTGCGGCGGCGGTTGCTTTGGTATGGTTAGTCTGGAAGAATTGGGACGCATTAGGCACAACGATTTCACAGCTTTGGTTTTTTATAAAAATGATGCTAAGTGAGGTTGCGAATACCGCAAAGCAATTGGGCTTTCTTATCGGGCTATATCTATACAATAAGATCGTTGCGGTCGGTGCGGTGTTCCTGAAAATCGGCAATGTGATTATGTCCGTATTTAGCGCAATCGGGCGGGCGATTGATTGGGTGGGGGTAAAACTAAATGCTTTCGCTCAAAAATTAATTTCCCTGCGCTTGCCTTCATGGTTGAAGCCTGGAAGTCCGACTCCAATGGAGATCGGATTATTGGGAATCGCTGATGGATTTACGACTGCGAATAAAGCGGCTATGCCCTTTCTAAAAACTATGGCGGATTTGGGAAAAGCAATTTCCACACCTCAAGCGATTCCGATGGGCGCGGGCGGCAACATTTTTAAGAACATGGGCAAGAAAATGCCAATTCCAGTTGGAGCGGGCGGTAATATCTTTGAGAACATGGGAAAGAAAACCCCGATACAAGTCGGGGCGGGTGAGAATATATTCAAAAACATGGGCGAAAAAACACCTATCCCGACAGGTAACAACGGATTGCAGCCGATGAATATTTACATCACCAACCCGAAGAAAGAAACCTCGGAAGAATCAATCAAAAAGACAATGAAGTCACTTTCATACATGGGAGTTATCCCAGCATGACAACTTTCAACTATGGCGGAACT